CGGCGGAGGACATCGCGCACGTGTTCCAGCCGCTGCGTCCTGGACAAATCCGAGGCGTGCCCGAACTGGCGACGGTGCTGCTGCGCCTTCACTCGCTCGATAACTTCGACGACGCAGTGCTCTTCCGTCAGGAGGTGAGCAATCTGTTTGCGGGCTTTGTCACGAAGCCTTCGTCAGTGCCGAGCGGTCCCGGCGCCGACGTCGATCCCATGACCGGACAACCCGTGCTTTATGACGCGGACGGTTATTCGCCCGTGGTGTCGTTGGAGCCGGGATCCATGCAGGAACTGGCTCCCGGTGAGGAGGTGGCGTTCGCAACGCCACCGGGTGCAGGTAATGACTATGCGCCGTTCATGCGTCAACAGTTGATGGCCGCTGCTGCCTCGGTCGGCATGCCGTACGAGGTGTTGACCGGTGATCTGCGTGAGGTCGGTGACCGCGTGCTGCGCGTGCTGCTCAATGAATTCCGGCGGGCCATCGAGCAGTTGCAGTGGAACATTTTTATTCACCAGTACTGCAACCGTGTCTGGGCGTGGTGGATCGATGCCTGTGCGTTATCCGGCGCTATCCCTATGCCTGACTTCCATCGTACCCGTCGCGAGTATCTGCGCGTGCGCTGGGTGCCGCAGGGCTGGCCTTACATCAATCCGGTGCAGGACGTGAACGCGCAGAAGCTTGCGATTCGTGCGGGCCTCACCAGCCGCTCCGCGTCGGTGCTCAAGCAGGGCGAGGACCCGGAGCAGGTCGATCAGGAAAACGCCGCCGACAACCTGCGTGCCGACGCGCTCGGTCTGCAATACGACTCGGATCCGCGTGCACGCGATGTAGCCGGTGACATACCAACATAAGGGCAGGAAACCTCGATGAAAAATCGCAAGTGGTGGGACATCAAGGCGTTGACAAACGCCCAAGGCGCGGCGGTCGCCGAGATCCGAATTTATGACGAGATCGGGTTTTGGGGCACAGATGCCAAGGCGTTCATTGCACAACTCGACGAAGCTGCGGCGAGCGCTGCGGAGTTAATCGTCGCGGTGAATTCGCCGGGCGGTGATGTGTTCGATGCGTTCGCTATCTACAACGCATTGCGCCGCCACGCCGGCAAGGTAACGGCTCGCGTCGACGGTGTTGCGGCATCGGCTGCCAGTCTTATCGTGATGGCGGGGGATCAAATCGTGATGCCGGAAAACGCCATGCTCATGATCCACAACCCGTGGACGGTCGCACTTGGCACGGCGGCCGATCTTCGGGCGACGGCGGACATGATGGACAAGGCGCGCGACGGCATCCTCGCCGCATATCGTCGCAAGAGCGGACAGAGCGACGAAGACATTACCGCAATGATGGACACGGAGACATGGCTTACGGCGCTTGAAGCGCAGGCGCTCGGCTTCTGCGACGTGATCGAGGATCCGGTGAAGCTTGCGGCGTCGACGAAAGCAGTTGAGCTGCTCGCTCGTTTTAAGAACCCGCCGGAGCTTGTCAAGGCGCTGGTCGCGGCGTCCGATGATTCGCCGCCGGTCAATGATCCGACGCCTTCAAACGATCCGCCGCCAGTAAATGATCCACCGCCCGTCGAGGTGTCACCGGCTCCCCAGAACAACGCGGGAGAGCTGGCGACACTGGTATTCAGCGCGTGCCGCGAAGCAAATCTGTCGAGCTTGGCCGAGAGCATCGTGACCGCGTCCGGCCTCCGGGATCGCGCGACAGTGGACGCCACGATCCAAAGCGCTCGGGACATTGCCGGCGTTTGTCTTGCCGCCCGTCTGCCCGAGCGGGCCGAGGGGTTCGTGCGGGACGGCCTCACGGTCGATCAGGTTCGCGCTCGGCTGTTCGAGACGGTGACCGCCTCTCAACGGCCTGTGAACAACCGGAAGCCCCCGGTTCCCGGCACTGCCAGCGTATCCGCCGAGGGTCCGAAGGCCGCGTCAATCTATGCCGCTCGAAAGGGCGGTGGAAAGTAACTTTGTCCAGCCCCTAAAGGAGCACCTGTATGTCCACTATCAAGACTCAAGGCCTGCTGACCGGCGAGTTTCTTCTCTCGGAAGGTGAAGGCCGCATCTCTCGGGAGCAGATCGTTGTCGCGGCAGGTGATGCCCTGCCCGCCGGTCAGCTTCTTGGCACGTTGAACGCCACCGGCAAATACGTTCCGTACGACAACGCTGCAAACACCGGCGCTCAGATCGCGAGCGCTGTGCTGTATGCCGCATTGCCGGCGGCCACCGATGACCGTCACGGCGTCGCCATCGTGCGCCTCGCGGAAGTCGCCGAGGCGCTTATCACGGGCCTCGATACGGATGCCCGTACGGATCTGGCATCCAAGTTCGTCATCGTCCGTCAGTAACACCAGCCTCCCTCACGCAGTTCAACGCCGCTCGCTTTTGGGCGAGCTCGTATCAAATCTCAGGAGAGTTTCTATGGCGGACATCGCCCTCTTTAACGACGACGCGTTTTCGATGTCGTCCCTCAGTGCGGCAATTAATGAAGCGCCGTTCGTGCCGAATCGGATTGCGTCGCTTGCTCTCTTCGACGAAGAGGGCATTACCACGACGGTAGTCCAGATCGAGCGGGATGGCGACACGTTGGCTCTCGTGCCGGCCGGCGTCCGTGGTGCACCCGCCAAGGTCGTGACCGGCGACAAGCGCAGCATGCTGCCATTCAACACCGTTCATCTGCCGCAACGTGCCACGATCAAGGCCGACGAGATCCAGAACCTGCGTGCGTTCGGATCGGAAACCGAGCTCGAAGCGATTCAGACGGTTGTCAACCGACGCCTTGCCAAGATGCGTCGGCAACTGGATGCCACACACGAGTTTCACCGTATCGGTGCGATCAAGGGGCAAATCCTCGACGCGGATGGCAGGACCGTGCTCGAAGATCTTCTTGAGCGATTCAAGATCGAGCGCATCACCGTCTCGTTCGAGCTCGATAAGGACGGCACGGAGATCCGCATTAAGTGCACAGAGGTGCTCGATGCGATCGAAGACGCGCTCGGCGCAATCCCGTTCAATGGTGTGCGCGTGCTCTGCGGCCGTAATTTCTGGAACCGGCTGGTCGTCATGAAGACGGTCAAGGAAACCTACCTGAACTCGACGCTTGCGGCGCAATTGCGTGGTGATGCACGCGACGCGTTCGACTTTGGGGGATGCACGTTCGAGCGTTACCGGGGCCGTGTCGGAGCCATCGGCTTCGTGGGCGACGACGAGGCGTTCGCGGTGCCCGAGGGCGTATCCGAGCTGTTCATCACGCGCTTCGCACCGGCCGACTATATGGAATCGGTCAACACGACCGGCTTGCCGTACTACGCAAAGCAAGAGTTGATGGATTTCAGCAAGGGCGTAGAGATCGAGGCGCAGTCCAATCCCATTCATCTGTGCACGCGCCCGAAAGCTGTCATCCGGCTGACGAAGTGAGATGGCATTCCGCGACCTGGTCGCGGATCTCGATGCTGCAGTGGTCCGGGACCTGGCCGACGACGACATCAAGGTCGACGGCCGGTCAGTGCCGGGCATGTTCGCCGCTCCTTGGCTTGGGCCAGACCTCGGGACACAGCGAACGCAGCTCGACCATCCGCAAGTCAGCATCCTGAACGCCGATGTCGTTGCACACGATATACGCGAGGGCAGCATCGTCGAAGTGGGCGAGGAGCGCTATCGCGTGTTCGAGCTGCAACCGGACGGCACGGGCTGGACGGTGCTGCTTCTCAAGGGATAAAAAGAGGTGAGCGATGGACGGACTCAAAATCGAGCTCGACGTGAGGCAGGTCACCGAGACGTTGCAGGGCCTGCCATCGTCCGCCATGCAGGCCGCGTGGCGGCGGACCCTTCGCAAGACCGCTGCGTGGATCAAGAGCCAGACCGCGAAGGAAGTGTCGGGTGCGACCAAAATCCCCCAGAAGGTGATCAAGAACCGGTTGTATTTCTTCTTGCGCTCGGCCGATAGCGGAAAAATCTGGCTCGGGTTGAATCCGGTCGAAGCTCACCGTATCGGCACGGTCACCAAAACGAGCAAGGGAATGCGTGCTGGGCGCATGACGTTCGAGGGCGCTTGGAGGCAGACCAAGCGCGATCCGGACGGCCTGCTTTATCGGCGAACCGGCAAGGCACGCACGCCTTTTGAGGCGGTGACGGTCGGGTGGTCCGATTCGGGTGACCCTGCCTTCAGGCGGGCAGCGAAGCTCTGCGAGGCGCGGCTCATGGTGATCCTCAAGCAGGAAGTGAACTACGAAATTCAAAAGGCGATAGGCCGTGCTAGATAACCTTGATGCGCCGTGGGCGCTGGACACCTTCGAGACTGAGGTCGGGCTGGACAACCTCGCGACCTTGCACAAGGCGATCGAGGCCGGGTTGCGTGCGAAATTCCCCGACATGGTGTCGGTAGAAACATACCCGCGCATCGGCCGCAAGATCCCGACCCCATGCATCGTGATTGAAATGTCCGAGATGGAGCCGGGGCACGATCCCGGCACCGGACAAACGGCATTGATCGGGCGCTTTCAGGCGCGGGTGATCGTGGATCCGCTCCTTGAGGGTGCCGAGCTCGCCGTGCGGGAACTTGCCGCACGTGTCGCTAAGGCGATCCACTACCAGACGTGGGAGTGTCCTGTCACGCCGGCCAAGCTGGTCATGATCGCCGAGGATCCGTTTAAGCCTCATCTCGATACGTACCTCGTGTGGCTTGTCGAGTGGACGCACGAGTTTGACCTGGGCGATGTGGTGCCACCGGTTCCGGCCGGCGGCACGGTGGTGTGGGGCGTCGTGCCGAACACGGGACGCAGCCACGAATCTGAGTATTGGGATCCGATGCGGGATCCCGCGTCGGATCCGCCGGACGATTTCGGACAATCCCTATGAGCGATTACGACATCGGCGAGTTCGACCGGCTCATCGCGAGCATCGTGCAGGCCGGATATATCGACCTGGTGCAATACGATCCGCCTCGATGTCGCGTTCGCAATGGTGAATGGGTCAGCGCCTTGTTGCCGTGGCGCACGGCTGCAGCGGGCAAGGTGCGGACCTGGTGCCCGCCATCGGTGGGCGAGCAGGCGGTGGTCATTGCACCCTCCGGCACGCTTGCGGCCGGCTACGTGCTCGCGGGTTTCTATACGGACACGCACGGAGGGGCGAACGGCAATACCGGCAACATGACCGCGACCGACTATCCGGACGGCGGCCATGAACACTA